TTTCTCCATATTTTTCCCTGCTTGTTTTACAATCTTCGGTAATTCCCAATCAACTTTTGCAACACAACCATCTGTTGTTTCTCCAAGCTCTCCATTCCACATGTTCCACGCCGCTTGTCGTTCTGGCGCCTTCCCTCCATCTCTTGATGTATATAATTGATGTTTCGCATTCATTACTGCTTTCGGCAACATATGACCAACGTGATAAATAGTTCCTGCGCTAGGTAACGTAGTCGCTCGTGTGTAGTCAAACAATCTTTGTCCCGCTGCATCCGCTGGCGATGGATGATTTTTAAACCAGTATGTAGGACGCCACCAAGAAAACCGATAATGCTTACATACCGATCCTATATCGCCATTACTATCTTTTACTCCCCACCGACTAGCGCCTATACGAGAATCATATATCCAATGTTTTTCATTGTGCCAAAAATTAACCCAACGCGGCGCAGGAAATCCAGTATCATCATTCAATACCGATTCCATGTCCGTCCAAATCTCATCACCATCTAGCAACAGCAAATGATTTCCGGTCATTTCCTTGGTGCATAATCGTCGCATATCTGCCTTGTTATCCCATAGCGATTGATTTTTATAGACAATCCTAATATGCTTCGGGAGTTTTGATAATGTATCTTCTAAACGTTTTTCGCTTCCATCATCTACGCATGGTGCTAGCTGTACTCGGCCATATGCAACAATCAATTCATCGATATACGGCGCAACGGATAAAATACTTTCAGGCACAAAGCCATAATATGTAATTAATTGAGCCGTAATTTTTTGCTTTCGGAACGTATGAAATTTTAAATTATCCATATACCCTTCAAGTCGAGTCATGCCATATTTGCTAATCATTTTTTTTGTGTTAATCTTCGGCCTGGCTTTAATATACTGCGGAACAAATTTACGCACCTTAGCGACAAAATCTTTAACATTGTTATGTTTGGCATATACAATATTATTTCCATAGACTTGCCGAAGTACCGGAAGGTCATATGCAATAACCGGAGTTCCCGCACATAAAGATTCCCCCGGTACCATTCCGTAGCCTTCGAAAAGTGAAGGCGTAAATGTTACCGTAGCATGTTTAATCGCTTTATACTTCACCTCGTCACTTGCGCCCTGTAAGCAATGTATTTCATGATCTGGAGTACTTGGCATATTCGGTGCCGGCTGTCCCATCATTACCAAATCAAATGGAAATGGTAATGCATTCATTGCTGCTACAGCTACATTTGCTTTTTTGTAATCGCATCCCCTAGCTGCATAAAAAGCATATGGCCTAGATGGAGGATTCCATATCGAATTTTTAGCACGTTCTAGCGAAAAATCATTTGTTGCCGGTGGAAATACTCCAATATCGATATGACCTGCGCCAACAGCAATCATTGCCTCATGTAACCATTTTTTAGATTCATCGCTATTAGCGATTAAATAATCAGCAAATTTATAAACGTGTTCGACCGGTTGCATACGTTTTGCCAAAGGCGGAAACAGTGTTGCAGCCCAATTTGACGTTTCGAAATTTAAGCATACGAATTTTGTTTGTGGATTATTACGACTCCATTGCAGTGCTCTGCGCCCAAGCCCTTCCTTGGAGTCTGTCATGATAATATCAATATCCGCAGGGATAGTTTCGCGACCTTCGATTACAATCTTTAGGTTTTTAAGTATTGGGTAATCATCGGCCCACTTCGGACGTCGATCAGTAATTAAATATACTTCCGCTCCCATATTTGCAATAGTCCAAGCATATTGATATAAATGTATTCGACCGCCAGAATAGTGGTGACTTGTTTTTATCCATACGCCTACGCGCAAAGTTTTAGCAAACGGTTGCGCGACATTAGATGTATCGCGTGTTATAGTAGCGTGGCTCTCATTCGCTGAACCGATAATCCCCTCGCTCAATAATTGATCCGCTTCTCTACGACCATATACTTCCACAAGATCTCCAGCCTTCTTTGAGATCTTCTGCCCTCGCCCTGTCATAAAAATATGATCTTTTAGCACGCGGAACATCATCGTTATTCCCCTCGCTTTCTATTTAATTTATTCAGTACTTTTTCAGTCGCAAGCTTTGGGCCTTCAATAATTGTTTTTGTTGTCATATTACTTGGAGCCAGATCATCCGAATAAATATCTCTTATTTTCCCAAGCAACAATAACTTTTTTTCATCATCCCTGCGATAAATACAAATAGGATCACCTGCCGCAGCTTTAACCATTCGCCCATTAGCGCCAACATATTCTAACGCCTCCTTTGCCAAGTACCATTTCATAGCATTTACTCCTTTAAAAAAAGTTGGATGAGTTGAGGGCTCGGGCAAGGAGGGAATGATTCCCCCAACCCATCCAACCACTAATTGCAGATTAAGACCCGGTCGGTGTATCCAATACAGCACACACGCGCGGATGCACAAGAAGCCCACCAACAACAACATAGATCACGATCGTAGCGAGATTATGCACAATATCATAATCGTCAGAACGCTTGACGACAACCTCCGACTCCATTGCAACATAATATTCGCGCAAATCACAATAGCATGCATCGCCTTCCGTACCAAGATTCGGCAATTGCGTAGTCTCAATATACGGTCTTCCAAGCAGACGATCATACGGACCATTTGCCATCGATGCGCTAAAGAGCGGACGCAAATCAGTAGCCGAAACTGTCAACTCCTCGAAGTAGCCACCAACCTCATCGGCAAGGATATACGTACCATTTGCGCGATGCTGCGGACGAAGTTCACGCTTCAGACGTACAGCATCAACGCGACTGACCTGATTGGCAACCTCGCGATTGACTGTTCGAATACCTGCCGTATTCAAAATTCCGTAAGGTTGGCCGGTTCCGGTTCCTCGCAAAAATACGCGATTAAGTTCATTCATGATTTTTGAACGGCCCTTATCGCTAATGTAGGACTCCATCGCAATAGCGGACCTTTCCAGCAGTCGCACCGAAAGCTGAGTATATGCCGCATATTCATGCGTATCAATTTGTACCTGCGCAAACTGCGTATCCGTTTTTTGTTTCAGACCGCCCTCAGAAATCCACGCACCAGCAAAACCGCCATATTCGTCCGTATCTGTTTGCAATGATTGCGGCATGGTTACCGTTCCGGTTGGCGCCGGAATCACGGTAGCGCGCTGAAGAATAAACGGATTTTCATAAGGCAGACTTAGGACTGGAAGCCTATAATCTTGCGGCACGGTATACCCGCCAAGCGTATCGGAGCTGGAAAGCATTGTGCTTGTGCCTTTTTGCTGCAGATATGCCAGCTCTTTCGTAAGGCCTACATCTCGCATCCATTTTGCGCCAAACAAATCATGCACGATATGCGGTGGAGCAACTGCACCTTCTGCTCCATCAACAATTTTTTCAGACTTCGGGCGAATCAACTCGTTTTCCTGGCCTGACAACTGCTTGCGCCCTACAGCCAAATATTTGTTAAAGATATGTGTATGATCTTCCATATCCTTCATCACGTCTTTTGCCTGCGCGTCAACGCGTTGATGCGTGCCAAAACTTTTCTTACGTGTATCGACATCATCTTCGGACACTGTATCAAGTTCCTTCAACATCGCTTCTTGCTCACGTTTCCGATTATACATTTCCATAGCTTGCTTAACTTCGGCATGCGACTTTTTCCACGCAATTTCCTTCTTTGCGTATGCTTCCTTAAGTCCCTTTACCTGCGCTTCGTCAGCATTCGCGCCCTTTTCCTCCTCTTGCGCAACAAGACTTCCCGCCAGTTCCATTTCAGCGAACAACTTTTGCATCGTTTCCTTCAGTTTCTTAATTTCTTCGGCCGTCATTTTAGTTCCTTTCGATTAATAAACTTAAATTACTCCTCCAGATCCCTCATTAGCATTGCGTGTTGTGCTGCCTTTATGGCTTTCTCGATCTGGTGGTCAACTTCAACCGGCCTTTTCGTTTCATCATTTGACAGTTGTTTTTGAGTTGTCGGAATATAAAATGTTAATTTTTCAATACGCGCCTGTGATACCTTTCCATTCTTTTGATCCAGCGCTGTACATTCTAATTTCATTCCGGCTTGCCCCATTTGTTCAACTTCCACTATCTCAACGTCAGCTTTATTCGATGCAATACGTTCTAAAATACTTTTCTTCAAAGCGGTTTTTTCAAACGTATCATGCAGGACATCCGCTGTATCTTTATATCCATCTATCGTGACGGTTGCACTAATATCTTTTGGCACCGTTAATGTCTGATATTGTTTTTCAGGTTCATTCTCATACGATGAGAAGAATTTCTTTAGCGTCTTTGACCTTGTGATTGCCATGGGATTTGCTGGCACTGGAACAGCGCTAACTTCGATGAGTTCCCATTCCTTAACATGATACCCAAGCAAACGTTTTCCGTTTTCGGCATTGTTATCATCCCAAATCTCTGTAATCGCATCTCGTTTCGCCACGAATCCCATTGACCAAGTATTCATAAATCCATCGACATAATCGTTAAAAATTTCAACAGCTTCACCCGTGTTTTTAAATTGAATAGTCATCGTTACACGCTGCTCATCAATAGTGATATCTAATGCCTTAGCAATTGGTGGTCGACGCAAATCATGGAAAGCCAAAATTACAGGGTTTAGCATATAGTTTTTAACATCGGCACCCAACGGTTCAATGATATCTCCATCTCGATCCATAATTCTTTCCGTGGCGATAATGACCATAGTTCGATTCTCGCGGTCAATAGATTTTGCACGGCCAGTAATAAAAAACTTACGTGGTGTACTATCAAATTCTTCTGGCATTTTATTCTCCATTAATCATCCTCGCCCCAATTGAACGTATACGAAATATATGTGGTATCTTCTCTAGCTGTAATTTTTAAAACATATGTTGAATTATTCTTTAATAGTATTTCTCTCTGTTTCTTCTTTGTTCCTACGAGTCCTGTTAGTTTGTTTGTGCCGCCTAATCCTCTGTTATCGGCGTATATAATATTCCCTGCTACTGATATTGTAGGATCAAGCTTACAACTCATTATTGATATATTTTCGGAATTACGATCATTATTGAATATATTAATTGTACTTCCGTTAGCTATGGTAGCATCCTCATATAGTGCCACCTCCACTCTACTCGTACCATATACCTCAAAAATAAAATGTGCTGTTTGTGTTGACGCTGGTGTCGTAATAGATATATTAATCTCTTGATCTTTATTCTTTGTTGCAACACCGGTAATAAAATAATGTTTCCCATTATGTATTAATAAATCCTCTTTATCGATT